CGCGACGTCATGGAGTTGTCGATGTACTTCGCGTCGAACTTCCGCTTGATGTAAGCGGCGAATGCGGTTTCGGTAAGCATCTGCGAGCCTCCTGGCCGGCGCTACGCGCTCAGCTCAGCTCGCCGGCCTGTCGCATCTCTGCGTTGATCCGGCGGTCACGTTCCTCTTCGGTCTCGGTCGCGTTCTCCCGTTTCGACGGGGCCGCCGAGCTCGATCGGTTCGTGATGGTTTTGCCCTTCACTCCGGCGTTGGGCTTCGCCGCCGGAGGAGTGCCCGTTTTTACGCTCGGGCGAGCGGTGAACTTTTTCGACTTCGCGACCTGCTCGGTCAGCCGTCCCTCGATCAGGTCCGCCATCGCGAACACCTTGTCGTCGGGACATGATCCGTACTTGCCGTGGTAGGCGACGATCGCGTCCCACAGCTGCGTGCGGCCGATGTCGGTGAGCACCAGGTCGAAGCGCTCGGGGTCCTTGGCCAGCGCGTCCTGCACGGCGGCCTGAGAGCGGCGCGTGTTCTCGGCGACCGTCTGCTCGCGCTCGCGCTGCTCCTTCTCGTCGAGGCGGCGCCGAAGCTCGGCGACCTGCGGGTCGACGCGGGGCGGTTCGGCGGTGCCGGGGTCCTTGGCAACCATCTCGGCGAACTGCTTGAACGTCAGGTCGGCGCCCAGCACGCGGCGAAGCGCGGTCATCGGCTCGGTCTTGAACTGCGCCGCGAACTCCTTGTAGGTCGTCAGCTCGGCGGTGATGCGCTGGCTCTGCGCGCGAACGTCGCCCACCTCGCGCTCGCTGCGCCGCGCGGCGGCCATGGTCTTGTTGGCGAACTTCTGGCCGAGGCGGCGCAGCTGGTCGTCCGAGAGCTGCTTGGCCAGCTCGTCGACCGTCTGGTCCTTCAGCGCCTTGGGCGGCTCGTCGGCCGGCGGCTTCTCGCCTTCCTCGGCCTCCTCGTCCTCGGGCTTCTCCTCGACGGCGCCCTCGGCCTCGTTCGCGGCCTTGGCGGCTGCGACGGCCTCGGCCTCGTCATCGACGACGACTTCGTCCTCGGCGGGCTCGGGCTCGTCAACCTCGGGCGCCTCTTCTTCTTCGCCGGCCGGCGGCGCTGCATTCGCGGCTTGGGTGGCCATTCACCCAAGGCCCAAGTGGTCCCGCGGCTATGCTGCTGCGGCCTGTGGCGCCGGGGCGGACGGTGGACCATTGGCGTTTCCGCCATTGGTCGCCGCCGGTGGTGGCGAGGCAATCGCGGCGTTGGCGCGGTTCACCTGACGCAGGTAGCGGCGCAGTTTCTCGACGTTCTTGTCGGGCACGCCGTCTTCCTCAGCCTGGTTGAGCAGCTCGAGGCCAATCTCCATGGCGAGCTTGTAGTTGGTGAACTCGTCGGGGGGCGTGAGCGCGGCGCCTTCGTACAGCGCCTCGTCCATCTTGCGTTCCAGGTTGCGGCGCGCGCTGACGGTGGCGTTCGTGCGCCCGTCGATGTCGAGGTCTTGCCACGCCTCCGCGAGCTGGTCGGGCGTCCACACGCCCATGTCGACCATGTCTTGCCCCTCGGCCTTGAGCCCCTCGGGCGTCATCGGCACCGGCGACGCGGGCTTGACGCTGATTTTGTAGTCGCCCTCATCGATGGCGACGTCTTCCCAGTCGAGGCGCTTCAGCGATCGGTCGACGCGCGCCACCACCTGGTAGCCGCGCTTCTTCTCGGCCTTCTCGCCGCGCTTCTTGGCAACCTCGTCGTCGGGCTCCTCGGCGATGTCCTTGGCGATGGAGAGCGCCACCTTCATCAGGTCGATGTGGAGGTCTTCGTAGCGCTGCTGACGCAGGCTGTTGCGCCCATCGACGCTCTTCTTGGCCTCGCGTCGTGCAGCGCCTGACGCATCCAAGCCGGCCTCTGACGCGCCCTGCGACGACTGCAGGTTGACGCCCAGGTCCTCGAAGATGCGCTCGCCGTCGTCCTTGATCTGCTGGTAGAGCTCGGGCGAGGCCAGGCGGAACATGATCTGCTGCGGCGGGTTCGGCCCCATGCCTTCCCATACCGTCCACATCTCGTTCGAGAACTGCCCCTTTTTCATCTGGGCGTTCTTGTCGACGTACAGGTGCGGCGCGTGCCCGAGCTTCGTGCTGCGCTCGATGCGGTAGTCGTTCGCGTTGATGCGGATCTGCAGGTCGCGCGCCTGCGTCATGAGGCTGTTGCCCCACGCGCCGGTGAAGCGCTCCTCGACAGCGAAGAACACCAGCTCGTGAAAGTTCTTCTCGTACTGCTCGACGACCAGGTCGCCACCCTCGGTGTCGATGGCGATGATGTGCCAGCCATCCTCGGCCTCGGGTCCCGTGGGCAGCGTCCAGCTCTCGAACACGAGCCGCTGGTCGATGGGCGTCCCGCTGGTGCGCACCTCCTTGGCGGCGCGGATCTTGGCGTCCAGCTCGGGTGTCCCGCCGAAGTCGGCGATGATGTTCGCCAGCGGCATGGGCCGCTCGCGGTAGATGGTGCGCGGAACGCCATCGACGAAGCCGTCTGACGGGTCGATCGCAAGCTCGGTCGGCAGCACGCGCTGGCCGTCCACCTTGTTGCCGCGGCGGAAGAACTGCCAGATGCCCACGCCGCTCTCGAAGACGGCGCTGTCCATGAACATGCGTCGCTTGAGCCTCGAGAACTGCAGCTCGTCGGCGAGGCCATCGCTGAAGTTCTGCATCTTGCGGGACCGCCTGCGGGTCTTGTAGTCGCCGTTGATGACCTCGAAGCGCGCCCGCGTGTCGGTGCTGGCCACCTGCGACGCCAGCGTGTCGATCGCTGCCTTGGCCCGGTTGTTCTTGCTGTTCTCCGTCGGTGCCACCGCCCCCCGGCCGCTGTCTACGAACTGCTCGTTGAACAAATCGTACAACATCAGGTCGTTGTTCTTCGAGTAGAGCCGCAGGTTGAACAGGTCGTAGTCGCGACGGTCCTTCTCGCTGGACAGCTGGCTGATCAGCTTCTTCGTGGCGATCATGCGGCGCGCGCGCTCGTCAGGCTCGAGGTCTTCCTCCCAGAGCGCCAGGGACTGCACGCCAGCTTCAGCCACTGGCGGCCTGCTTGCGGCGCGCTATCGGGTCGAAGGCGCCCGGTGGCAACGGCTCCTCAGGCTCGGGCTTGTCGGTGTCGTCGTCCACCAGCGTCGGCAGCGCCGGGCCCAGCGTCACCTTGAACAGGCCCAGCGCGGTGGGCACCTCGGCCGACGTTGCGCCCCGGTCCCGCAGGACGTCGAGTAGCGCTGCGACCTCGGACGGATCCATTCGTCCTTAGCCCAGGCGGTCCCACGGGACGAGCATTGGCGTTTCCGCCATTGCTTCGAGCTAACTACGCGACATCGCTGTACTCGTCATTTTGAAACTCGTCGTCGCCGCTGTACTCGTGCTGCACGGCGCGGTTCTCAAGGGCGAGTTGCTCAGCTCGGCGGATGCCTTCGAGGTACCGGTCATGGTCGGTCAGCGGCGGGCGGAACGAGTCGAAGTACGCCTGCAGCCCGTAGCGTGCGGCGTCGGCGGCGTCAGGGTGGCAGATGGCCGACCAGCTGTAGCGGCCCTGAATGCGCGCGTCTCGGTCCCACTGCGCGCGCTGCAGGTCGTGCTCGAGCGCCGAGCCGATGCGGATGCGAGCCTGCCCTTTGGCCAGCAGGTCGGCGAACCGAGACACCTGGCCAGGAAGGTCCGCCTTCACCGCCGCCTTGATGACGGGGATGCCATAGTCGCGTGCGAACAGGTCCAGCGTCATCTTCGAGCCGCCTGCATCGTAGTACCAGGCATGCGGGTCCCAGCGCTCTCGGATGCGCCCCAGCTCGGCGCCAATCTGCGCCCAGGTCGTGCCGGCGTTGCGCTCGGTGACCCACTCGTAGACGTGGTAGACGGCGTGTTCCTGCTCGCCCCAGCCCCATACCTGGATTGCCGTGCGGTCGCGTGTGCCCGGGTCGATGCCGACCGCGAACATGCTCAGGCCCTCGGGCGGGTCGCCTTCATAGCCGGCGCGCGCGCGGTCGTAGCGGAACGCGCTCTCGCTCAGGTCTACCTCGAAGAGGGCCAGGTACTCGCGCTTGAAGTACGCGCTCTCCCGCGTGAGCCCCATCGCCGCGAGCTCGTCGTCGATCAGCGTCTCCACCGCGGCGAACGATGGCACGCGGTCGTTGTCGCGGTAGTCGAATCGGTGCTGCTCGAAGTGGGCATTCTCGGTGATCTCGAACCACGTCCCCGCGCGGCCCGCCAGCGAAGGCGTGCCCATCACGCACAGCGTCCCCGACATCGGGCGCAGGCCGGGACGCACCGCCTCGATCATGGTCTTGAGCTTGTCGCTGCCGTAGATGCCCGCCTCGTCGATGAGCACCAGCACCAGGTTCGGGATGCCGCGCAGCCGGTCGATCAACCGGTCCGTGTCGGCGCCCATGAAGTAGACGCGGCTCCCGTTCGGGAAGCCGATGGTCATCTCGGCGTAGTTCGGGTCGCCACCGAGCGCGTGAACGCGGTTGTGCTCCACCGCTGGCAGGAACGCCATGCGCTTGCAGCTGGCGTAGGTACTGGTCACGTAGACAACGTTCACCTGGGGCGTGTCGGCGGCGATGAGAGCGCAGGCCAGCGCACCGCCGTGGCTCTTGCCGCTCTGCCGGCCCGCCAGCGCACAGACGTTGCGTACCTTGCGCAGGACGAGCGTCCGCACCAGCGACGCCTGCCGGCGGTGGCAGACGCGGTCCAGGTCGATGCTGCGCGCGCCTGGTGGCCTGCGGCGCTCTCGCTCAGCCTTGGCGCGCGCCTGCAACTGCGCTGCGCTCTCGGCCATTACTGCACGTTGTCAGCGAGCCAGTTCACGACGTCGTCAGGCGCCTTTGACAGGTCGACCTTGGGCGGCTCGCGGTTCATGGGCAGGCCGACAGCCGCGAAGTAGACCTTGGCTGCCGCGGCGCTGTGCTTCTCGTGAGCCATGGCGTCTTCCCGCATCGCTGCAACCACGGCGCACACATTCTCGACCGGTTCCTGCTTCTCGATGGCCAGCCGCAGCTTGCGGTGGTATGGGCTCTCGCCGCCGGTTGGGTTTGGCGATGGCCCGCCCTTTACCCAAGCCGGGTTGGGGCGCAGGTTGGGATGCTCCGATTGTCGGCCGGTAGGATCAAGCGGCATAGAGCACGATCCATGAGTCGGCTGCGCTGTCGATAGCTGCGCGCTGCGTCTCTTCCCACTGACCGACTACGCCGCCGCCAAAGAGCGCTCCAATTTCGGCAACGAATCCGCCGTCAATCGCGTAGAGCACAACCGGGTGATTCGGTCCGGCCGCGCCGGGCCGCCAGTCATAACCATGGCCAATGTAGACGGCGTCCATTACTTGCCCTTCTTCTTCGCCTGGCGCTGCTTGCTGTAGCCGATGGCCACCGCCTGCTTCACCGGGCGACCGGCGGCGATCTCACGCCGCGTGTTCTCCGCGCGCGCCTTATTCGACGACAGGTTGACGAGCGGCATCACGCCTCCTGCGGCTGCACGCGGTCAGCGAAAGCGATCTTGCCCCATGTGATGGTCCTGATGACGTCGCCGTACCGCACATCGATGCCGCCGGTGTGCGGCGTGCCGTCGATGTCGGTCAGGTGGTCGGTTGGCATGCCGCGGTTGGGCGGGCGCTCGGCAGAGCGCAGTTGGATCAGCTTGTAGTGGTACGGCAAGGACTTCATCGGGTTCCTTTCTTCAGACGGCGTCTGTCTCGCGACGCCTGCGTAGCTTGTTGGTGGACGGTCGGGCGCTCAGCTCGCCTTCGGTTGGCCGACATTCAGCGCGTCCTGTCCACGGGTTCGGCGGCCCGGGGTGCTCGGCGCTGACCCGGGCGATGAGCGCCATGATCTTCGAGCGCGAGCCTGGGCATCCTCCCGAGCTGAAGCGCTTCGTCTCGCTGTCGTGGAGCTGCGGGCGGGTCGCGATGCGCGCCACCACGGCCGAGAGCTTGCGGGTAGACATGCCCTGCGCGTAGAGGCGCCAGATCTCCCGGTGCCTCCCGTCGCGCCACCGATGGTCGCGCAGCACCCGGTACGCCCAGGTCTGCCACGTCTCGACGGCGTCAACGTGGGCCTCGAGCTCCACCGCGGTCATCGCGCGGAACTTGCTCGGCAGCGCATTGCGCTTGCTCGCGACGCCCAGGCCGTCAGCCTCAAGCACCCGTTCCCAGTGTGCCGTTTCTTCCCCGTGCACGGTCAAGGTCTAGCACGAGCAATCTACTTAGTCTATCGGTTTAGTAGGGTATTCAGGTGCACCGCAACTACCGGACCCGTGCATCTGACTGGTCCTCTCCGAGGCTGGGTGTGTAGTCCGAGCTGCTACCGCACGGTCCGGGTGGCCTTGCCCGATGGCGAGGCATGCACATCATGCGGCTCTGACGGGACCTGCATGCGCCTGACTCCAGTTCCAGGGACGCCCCTGACCTGGTGGTGGCCGCCAGCTACCGGGAGATGCGTGGCTCCCGGCGCCCGTGAGTCTGAGGCTGGCGTTTGCACGTGTGGGCCATTCGGCATCCCCACAAGACGACACATCTCTTCAGCGAGGTCAGCGATGTCCCTGGCCAGGACAGCGACGCTTCGCAGGTAATCGTTGTCGGCCGGGAATGTGACCCAGCGCGGGCGATCCTTTGGCCACGGGTCGACAGCGAATATGCGCTTCACCGCCGCTCCTTCGTCCGCCGCCAGCCCATCTCCCTGCAGACGCGCTCCATGCGCTCCTCGTCGCTCTCCTCGGCGTTGCGGCTGTCCCGGTGCGCGCTGCAGTGGCGTGTGACGGTAGCGCCCGCCGTGGTCAGCAGCAGCGTGTTGCAGGCGTTGTAGAGGCAGGTGCGGATCATGGCTCTACCAGGTAACCGTCGTCGTTTTCTTCCAGCTCGCGGAGTATCGGCTTGCACATCGCTTCGAAGGCTTTCCGTGCTCCCGACTTCATCCACTCGTCTGTCGGCTCAGCAGCGGGAGCGGTTCGATAGGCGACGCCGTTCTTGTCGCGCCATTCGATGACGTAGACGCGCCTGCTCATGGCCTCTTGCTCCTAAGCGTCTTAGACTTGCTCGTTCGCTTCTTCTTCGGCCCCGCGCCGCCGCAGTAGCCACCGCACACCTTGCAGCTGACGTGGCCTTTCTCTCGCGGCAGCGAACGAATGGACACCGGTTCCTTTTGGCAGCCGCAGACCATGGGCTAGAACGGAATCCCGAAGCCGTCGTCAGTGACGAGCCTGCGCGCCTCGAACCGCCCGCGGTGCGCGGCAATCTGCGTCTCGTCCCACTCGCGCATCGCCTGCCGCCATGGGTCGCGCGGGAACCACTTGGGCCGCCTGAACACCCCGTCGGTGCTGTCGTGGTCGCGGCGGCAGTGCGGGCACAGCGGGATGCAGCAGTCGTCGTCGCCGTGCTTCAGCCCCATGCCGCCTACGCCAACGTGAGCGAGCTGGACGCCCTCGATGCCGCACAGGCAGCACGGCTGCGTGGCGAGCCAAGAGCGGTAGGCTTCGTGCTGCTCGGCGTTCTTCTCCTGGTGCTTGGTGCGCTTCATCGCTTCACCTTGGCGTATTCCAGCCGGCGGATGGCTGCTGCGATGCGGGCCGCCCTGATGGTCGCTGCCTTCCTGGCCGCGCTGCGCTCCGCGGTGGTCTGCGGCTTGCCCGTGAGGTTGAAGCAGCTCACCGCCGCCCCCCCTGCACCGTCCGCAGCGGCGCCGCGCTGGCAGGTCGCGCCTCCAGCAGCCGCAGCACCGTCTCGCATGCCGTGCACCACTCGACGGCCTCCGTCAGCATGTCCACCGCGTTTCCCACCGCCGTCGGGTGCGGCTCGGTCGCCAGCACCGCGGCCTTCATGCTCTCGTTGTAGGCCACGCCGAACGCCGCGGCGTGCGCGTCTCGCTGCAGCCCCTGCAGGTGCGCCAGCGCCTTCTCGGCCACCACGACGCGCCCCCGCGCCTTGGCCAACCTGAACGCCCAGGTCGCTAGCGATTCGCCAACGTCCTCCTTGGCCTCGGCGTAGAGCTCGGTCAGGTTCGCAGGGCCAGCCATCAGGCGGCCTTCCGTTGCGAGCAGCACCAGCAGATGTCACTCCCGGTCATCGGTGCGTTGCCGCACGCGCAGCTGGGCTTTGGCACAAACGGCGCCACCACCACAATTGGCGCCTCGGGCTGCGGCTTGCAGTAGCCCATCTTCTCGCGCTGCCAGCTTCGGTGCGCGTCGAGATGCGACTGACACAACGAGCGACCCAGCGCTGCCTTCGTGCCGCACTTGCCGCACAGGCCTGCGGCGCGCAGACGTTGGTATCGAGCCTTCGCGTATTCGGCGCTGGTCTTCATCCTTCTGCCCCCACATCACGCCCCTTAAAGAACCCAGCGACGTACTCGCGATTGGGGCGGAACCGCGTGTCGATGACGTGTTGAATCAGCGTCGAGGCCGTCGCGAACGACAGGTTGTGCGGCGTCGGGATGCCGACGGTGCCGAGCGTGCGCCGCTGCTTGAACGTCGCGAAGCCGTGCCGACGCCACACTGCGGCCGTGCGCTGCAGCTTCTGCACGTCGGCGCGCGACAAGCCGGCTACGGGCAGCTTGTTGGCGCCGAGCCACTGCAGGTCATCGCCGGTCGGCGGGTCTCCAGCTTGCCCGCCGGCATCGTCCCCCATCTCGGGCACGCCGTACTTGCCGAACAGGTCGAACGTCGCGGTCCGGTGCCTCACATCAGCAGCCGCGGCCCGCGCAGCATCGGCCTTGCGCTTCTGCTCGACCTCGGCCGCCTGCTTGATGAGTTGCCCGCGCGCCTTGTCGAGCGTCTCGACCAGCTCGCCGCCATCCTTGGCCAGCAGCTCCTTGGCGAGCGTCACCTCGGCCTCGGTGTACTTGCCGCCGAGCAGGTCAGCCGGCGCGATGAGCGAGTGCCGTCCCGCGTGGCCGGTGATGTCGACCAGCAGGCAGTCAGGCTTCGAGCTAGCCGCCACCGCCGCGCGCCGCTCCTCTACCGTCGCCAACTCGCCGATGCCAGGCAGCACGCGCAGTCCCCGGCCGGCGACCTGGACATAGAGCGCCCTCGACTTGGTGGGCCGCGCGTTCACGATGGCGCTCACCTGCGGGTCGTCGTAGCCCTCGGTGAACACCAGGCAGTTCGTCAGGAACT